GGATGTGGATCACCAGAGTCGAAGTCATCATTGACTGGTATCGGACCTTGATCTGCATTGCCTTCACAGATGTCGCATGTGTTCGGACCAGCAGGAATCCAGACCTTTGTGCCGATGCCATTCTCCACCAGGAAGGCTTGCTGTGCTGAGCTCATGGCTTGATTGGCTTCAGTGTTGGCTATGCTGAATGCACGAGTATCAGAGATCCCTTCAAACTCAGACACAATGATCTCGGCCAGCTCATCGATCGTGGCCATGTTGGTCCTGGTATCTCTGATCAGGTTGATCATGCGATTCCGAGTGGTCTCATCAATGCTGGACTTATTGAGCAAATAATTTGCCTGGTCCTGGAGTGCCTCGAGATAGTAGCTATTGGTGAGCTCGAATGTCACGAATGGATCTGCAGCCTTCTTCAGCTTGATCCCCTGCCTTTGGTAGAAGCTCTCGACTGAATAGGTGAATGCAGCAATCAGTACCTTGTAGATGTCCTTCTGCTTGACATACTTGGCGATTGTTTTCTGATTATCTTCTACCCATTTGGTGACACGCTTCTCATCGAATTCCTCATCCTCGACCATCCACTTCGGCAGCTTCTTGGCCATAGCTTTGACCTGATCCAGAATGCCTGCAGACATGGCATCCTCGAATGACTTGAAGTCATCAGTGGTCCTGAAGGCTTCTAGTGGTTCATTCTTTTTGTTGGCTTTATGGATGAAGTTATCGACTGCTGCAGATAGTCGCTGCAGTTTGTTCATACTACTTTGCTCAAGCTCTTCCGAAGGTTGGTGACTTCAGCGAGGAATTGCACCTGATAATCTGCCATGTAGTCTTTGAAGATGGCTCGGACCGCATCAGCATCTGCAGCTTTGCTGAGCTTTGAATTCATCTCATCTACTACATTCTCTGGCAGCACATCAGACTTGAATGCTCTGAGAGCTTTGCCTTCCTTCTTACGATTGACAGCATACTTGCGGAAGGCTCGGAGCTCAGTGACTAGCTGGATATGATTCTGCTCGGCCGACTTCTCCTTCTGTTCTGCAGGTACATCACCATTCTCAGGATCTTTGCGGTCAGCTTCTGGATCTTTTGGATCAGGCTTGTCTTCATCATCCTTGCCAGAGGCTAGGGAAGTGAGAGCTGCTGCTGCATCGGCACGAGTCTTCTGTGACTCAGGATCAATGAATGTCGGATTGCCGAGCACAAATGGCTTATCGATACCGAGAGGCTTCTTGCCTTGCTCCTGTCGGACCTCATCCACAGTGGCTTGACCAGAGCGGATCAGGATCTCATTAGTCTCAGCAGTGCCACGCTCGTCAGTCTGATCGAGGCCAGTGTACTTGAAGGCTAGATTCTCGAAGCCCATGTCTGTCTGGATCACATCGGTGAAGATCTCCTGGAAGAATTCGGCTAGTGGTCGAAGGCCAGTATTGATACCGATGTCTTGCTGGACCTCGCCTGTGCTCTTGTTTACAGAGTCAGTGAAGCCGAGCTCCTGTGGCTGGATCTCAAATAGCATACAAGTCTTCTGCATCAGCCATTCCTGCAGCTCTTTGTATCGCATGTCATCAGGCTTGACTGCTGGAGTGTAGCCAGTAGCACCCTTGCCAGATGGCACGAATTTGAGCTTGCTCATGGCACGAGTATCGCCAGCTAGTGCTGCATCCCATAGTGCCTGGAATTCTTTGATCTGATCAGGTGTCCATGCTTCAGGCACTCCGAAGAAGCCCTCTGGAATGTTGCCTTCAGTAAGCAGGTGGACATTGTAGATGTCTGACTTCAATGCTGCAGACACACCGAGCACAAGGCTCTCAAGCGGAGCGAGGCCATATGGTGTATAGGTCCGAGAGTTCATCATCTCGTAGTACATCTCATCGGCATTGAATTCACCGACAGTCTTGCCATGAATGATCTGCTTGTATGCAATCTCAGGAGGAAGCGGAGTGCCACCATTCTCATCGAGCTCAAGCACGATTGTAGCTGCATCGACAGGCTCTAGCGAGTAGAGGCCACCACCGACATTCGGTCTCTTGTAGAGCACCATTGCATCCAGCGTGAGTAGATCATCGACAAGCGTATCGATAAGCTCTCGGAAGCGGACCTTGTAACCACCGATAGATTTGAAGTCCTTCTTGACCTGCTTGATGTTCACAGCATTGTCAGTCTGGTCATCACTCTCAGCATTCACAATATCCCAGTCGAGAGCATTGAGCTGCCTCTTCCTGCGATTGATTGCAGCACGAGCCACATCATACTGGACCGAGAATCGCCTCAGAGTTGCGAAGTCGATACCATTGCCAGAGCCAGGCTTTGATCGGCCTGATGGATATGGATTGCTGAATGGCATGCGGTCACGAAGTACCGCCTGCATGCCTGTAGTACTGGCTTGACCATCGGCCTTTGCCATTTCACCGAGATAATTGGCAAGTGGTTTCAATACCACTGAGGTATAGATTGACTTGCTCGCATCTTTTATAATTCCCATTTTATCCTTCCGCTCTATTGGCTTCCGCTATAGCTGCTGCTGCAGCTCTCTCGGTCTCCACTTTATCGGCATAAAATTGCTTGATGCCACTACTATTATTGTAACTGTCATATGCAAAATTCATAAGTGCTGTGCTATCTGGATGATCATCGTGAGCATCTTCCTCATCGGGATGATGGACCACCATGTACTCTCCGACATACCGCTTCTCCAGATCAATGAATTCATCCTCGAATTCTTCCGAGGCGATGGCTGTCTGCTGCTCGATCGTGAGTGGAGATCCAGGCGTGATCATCTTCACACCATGCTTGATTGGATCTTGCCAGTAGTACATCAGGTTGCCATTGATCTGCTTCTGGTAGAGAGCCTTGTACATAATGTCTTTGGTCATGCGAGAGAATTTCATCCTGAAGATCTTGTATGGAGTATGCCTCTCGAATTTGTCTGGCATGAAGTCACCCTGGCCAGTGGAGTCGATCGAGCCAGCACCGATCTTGAAGTACTGCAGCTCATCCTTGAGCGTATCGAATTGGTCCTCATAGTTTGTGCCTCGGCCACCTGAGACTGATCTCACAATGGTCAGCTTGCCCTGGATCATTCGGCCGATCTTGAGGATAGTCTGGTCAGTGCTCTTGGCTGTATCGAGCCCGAAGTAGTGGTCCTGCTCCAGCCATGCACGATAGAGATCATACTGCTCAGGCTTCAGATCGTGAGCTTTGGCCCATTCATCACACTCCAGCAGATCTCTTCGGACCGCTTCTTTGTACCATGTGCGATACTCCAGGAAGACAGGATCTGCAGATGGATTCTCGAATGGCTTATCGATGCGACCAGCAATGAGCTGATGAGTATCAATGTACATGCCTCCTGAGAGCTGCCAGACATTGTAGTATGGCTTCTGGATCTCAGGACTCATCAGGCCACGCTGAGCGATCAGGCTCTTCACAGTACGCTCATAGACCAGATGTCGAGCATCTCCAGTCATGTCATACATCCTCCGTCTGTCTGCAGCGATCTCTGGATATGTCATCACATAGGCTCGGCCCTTCTGGATGTCTCGGTAGAAGTCACACTTCGTATCGCCTGCAGTACCGACCTTCACGATGACAGCATTGGTCGATGCACCCATCGGCAGGATATCTTCATTCACGATCTTGTCATCTATGGCTTGAGCTTCCTCAATGATAATCAGGTGGAGAGTCTTGGACTCAGGCTTCGAGGTGGATGTGACAGGGAAGATGTAGCAGGAAGATCCATTGCCGAGTGTGATTGTCTTGGCATTCGATTCTTCCTTCGCCTTCTTGTTGGCATCGTGATCGATGATCATCAGATCCTGCTTCGACTTGGTGAGTGCATTCTTCAAGCGTTTGAAGTCGGTGTTCGCCTGCTCCTTCTGCGGAGCGAAGATCCCGATCTCTATCGGCAGATCAAATAGTTTGGTCACGAAGAGCATGATCGACTCGACTGTATGGACCAGAGATGTAGTCTTGCCTGATTGCCTGGTGTACTCAAAATTCAGCATGACTGATTCGAGGGCATCAATGTCCTCTTCAGTCACCTTCTTGCCTGTGAGCACCAGAAGATTCTGGACCAGAGGCATCAGGATCATTCGCCAGATCCTCCACTGGTAGCGGTAGAATCTAGTCTTGTGGTACTTCCACAGGTGTCTCGCTGTCAGTGCTTGCAGCTTCTGGACTATCTGCAGTGCTGAGAGCGAGGTGGTCTGTGTCTGTGCTTGGCTCGTCATCGATTATTATCTCCCCATCTTGCATCAATCCGAATTCTTCCAGCAGTGCCTCCACAGGATCTTTCGCTCCTGCAGGTGGCAAGTCTTTCACATTGGTCGGCTCTCGAAGCTCGACCTTCAGGATCTCATAACACAGCTTCTTGTCCATCATGTTGAGCCGATCCCATCTACCGACATCCTTGACAATGTTCGCAATGAGCTGAGCCTTTGCCAGTCTCAATGTCGGCACATTCTTCCGCTCAAGATCGAGTGCTTCCTCGATTGCATTTTGAGTGATTTGCTGTTGTAATGCTTGCCTCTTCTTCCCCCAGCCCTTTGTCTTTTGGAAGGTATGGCGAGAGCGTATTTTGTTTGGTGGCCAGCCCAGGACTTCATTGAGCCAGGTCGCTACCTTTGTATGTGTCGTGTTCAAAATGAATCCACGCTCAATAGCAGCCCAGTCTGTGTATGGAACTATGGCTGTTATGGCATGCTCAGGATTGCGAGAGATGCCATCAGTTGCTGTCTGTGGCTTCTTCGGCATCTCTTATCCCTTCTTGATTTGTGGCCTGCTATCGCCATCCAGGACTTCGATCCCGATGACTGAATAGGTGGTCCGCTCCTTGATTTGCTTGGCCTTCTCAAGAGCCTCTGCTTCGTCTGCAGCAGTGACTACTATATTGATGACAGCCAGCTTGCCGAGGTCCGACTCATTGAATGCTTGGACTGTGTACTTGTACATGATTATCCCCTTCCTTATTTTCAGACTCAGCATCGACCATGCTGAATGCTGACTCAATTATATCCTCTGTGTGAAGATCGACCAGATGCTGCCAGTGTTGTCGGCAGAGCAACAGTATTCTACCATCCCGACTCAAGCATGTGCCTGACCACTTCTTGCAATCATTGAATGCACAGTGGCCGAAGTTCACCTGAGATCCTCCAGCTCCCTCTCTAGCTTCGGCAAGAGTTGCTGTGCGAGGTCATGCATTTGCATGATCTCTATGTGATGCAGGTGAGCTGACACAGCGATGATTCGCCTGCAGACAAATATGCCTGACTTGACAGCCATCCGCTCATTCAGTCGGTCGAGCCATTTGGTGAATGCTTCCATTAGAATGCACTCCCCCCCAGCCTGCCCTCTTTGAGCATCTGTCTAGCTTCCAGGATCATCTGCAGTTTGCCATCGGCCAGCTTGAAGCGAAGTCTCCTGACACTGCTGGAGATGCTAGGCTGACTCACATCAAACACAGCACCGATCTCAGCATGTGTGTATCCTGCACACAGCAGGTCCACTATGAGCTGCTCTCTGAATGTCAGTAGATCATAAGTCTCCTCAGCTACTAGGAATCCGACAGCCTTCTCTAGTGGAGTTATCTCTGAGTACATATCATTGAGATCCACTTGCTCGAGTGTTTTTGTTTTGTTCATTTCGCCTCGTGATTCCGACAGTGCCATCTTGAGCCCTGCCTATATTGGCACTCTTATCTCTGATTATTCTGGCAGATACATCTCGACCGCATCGATAGCAAGGCACGACCACATTCTGCTTCTCCACTCCATAGAGGAAGAGATCCTGCTCGAATCCACACCACTCATGCTTGTATCTATAGACAGCCATACTACTTCTTCTGCCTCTCTAGCTTTCGCCTTTGAGCTCGATTCATAAACTGGCCACCAGGACCACGCCTCTGCTCGAGTTCATAATTCTCTTTTGCTGCAGCCATTGCAGCCTCATCTACTACAGCGATCCACTGCTTGCAGATATTGGACCAGTTGAGATTGCCGACCCACTGGAAGGCAGCCTCGACATTTGGCTTCTCTTGATCATCCATGATCTTCTCGATTGCATCTGCTGCAGCCTTCACATCCATGAGTGGTCTGATTCGCTCGTTGTCCATCTCCTTCACGATCCACATGCTAGGATCTGCACCGCTTGGAATCAGCTTGACTCGATTCATTGCACCCATCTCAGAGAAGCTCGTATTGTCTGGAGCGACCACAGGAGTCTTTGTGGCCATTGCTTCAGTCATGGACAATCCCCACCCTTCACCGAGAGTAGTAGACAACACGAGGTCCGCTGCATTGTATATACGATTCACATCCTCGAGAGGCATGCCTTGATTTGCATTGAAGATCTTTGGACTAGGTAGGAAGAATTCATACTCTTTGCCGAGCCCGAGCTGATTGGCTATCGTGAAGATATTGCCACCAGCATCTTCATACTGCATGTGCAGGTAGAGCAATGGTCTTCGGCCACGATCCCACAGCTCTTTGAGTATCATGAGGCTTCGAGCAATGTCTTTGCGAGGCTGATTGCGATTGATATTCACGATCAAGAATCGGTCATCTGCCTGGCCATTGAAGTACTGATGTCGGAATGCTTTGACATCTTCCTTGTCTTGGATAGGGAAGAAGTGATTCGGATTGTTGCCATGATAGATCACTCGGAGGCGATCTTCTAGCTCAGGCATGTGCTTCAATGTCTCTCGCTTGCCATACTCGGTATAGACCACTGGATAATCTGCACCAGCCACTGTCTGCACCCACTCTTTTTTGAGCTGAGCATCGACTGGATAATACCAGACTGTTTTGAATACCTTGTGGCCATGTTCGATCAGAGCATCCTGTGTAGTCTTGATTTCTGACATGATAGGCTCGATCACGAATGTATCCTGTAGCATGAAGACCACATCATATTTGCCTGAGCCCATGAGGTCCAGCAATCGCTGTCGGCCATAGACATCGCCATATGCACCAGCATTCATCATGCCACCTGGCATAGCTGGATAGACATTGCCTGGCCACTTCTCAGCATCTATCGGATCGCCTGAGTAATTGATAGCGATCACATCAATATTGTATTTGCCTGTAGCGTGGAGCTCTCTGGCTATGTTGCCGAGCACTTGAGCGAATCCAGTGCCACAACAATAGTCACCATACAGCAGGAGATTGACCTTCTCCGCTCCCTGCTCGAGAGCTCGCTTTGCTGCATCATCAATAGTGCCTTGAGCTATAGCATCCATTGTGGATTCTCCAGTGTCCATTCTACTGTCTTTGCTAGGGATTCCTCGAAGCTCACAGGTGGCTTCCAGCCGAGTGCAAATAGCTTGCTACCATCAAGAGCATATCGCCTGTCATGGCCTGGTCGTGTGTGGTGGAAGTCTACCAGTTTGTACTTCAGATCCTTGCCGACTAGCTTGGCAATCTCTTGAGCGAGCTCGAGATTGTTCTTCTCAGTATCACCGACCACATTGTATCGGTCTGGCATCACGATCTCATTATTGTCCACATACTTTGTCGGAGCTCCCTGATTGATTAGGAAGAGCAGGGCATCTGCATGATTGCGAGCGTGGAGATAGAAGCGAGATCCGATGAATTCTTCAGTGCCATGAATGGTCACTTCCTTGCCTTCGTGGATACCCTTGATCAGCATCGGCACAAACTTCTCATTGTCTTGCATCTCACCGATATTGTTCATGGTATTGGTGATGATTAGAGGCACATCATAGGTCCGCCAGTAGCTGATAGCGATGGCTTCCTGTGCTGCCTTTGAAGCTGAGTATGGATTGCTCGGCAGGATCACAGACCATTCAGGATGATCGTGTGTCGGAGCTGCACCATACACCTCATCAGTACTCACCTGGATGAATACTTCAGGCTTCACGATGCGAGCATATTCCAGCATGTTCAGGACCAGAGCCACATTGTTTTCAATGAATGGTACTGGATCTTCGATCGAGCGGTCCACATGAGACTCGCTGGCCATGTTCACAATGTAGTCAATATGACCGATACGATTGATCATCTGCTCGCTGAATGGAGCAGCCAGATCATGAGTAATGACAGTGCATCGTGATCGCCAGTCTTCGTGTGCTTCAAACATCTCAGCGATGCGATCGGTCTTGCCCTTGTGCCTGAATGAATCTATCAGGACCAGATGCCAGTCGGTATTGTGCATGAAGTGAGCCAGTGTGTGTGCTCCGATGAAGCCACCTGCTCCAGTCAATAATGCTCGTTTTGTCATTTTGATGTCTCTCCTTCTTCCTCGAGTTCTTTGATTAGTGTATCGATCACTTCAGATCGGCTGCTGAATTCTCGCATCTTGGACTTTGCTCGGCCGAGCACGAAGATCAGCCACACCCACAGCAAGAAGATTGTCACATACCAGTGACCTCCCCACTGCAGGAAGTTCAATGTCATCACCAGTATCAGGAAGCCGAAGCTCACTGTGTCTGATATGATTGCCTGAAGAGCAGACTCTCTCACATATATGATCCGCTTCTCTGATGGTTTTATTTTTTCACTCACGATTGCACCTCCTTACTTGATAATGGATTGACCACTGTGCCATCTGCCCTCTTCCATTGAGCAGGTGTCAGAGAGTGATCATCATATGGTACTTTGAATGTCTCATCCAGCAGGCGAGTGACAGAGCCCCACTTCTTCATGAAGTAGTCATGGCTGTGCTGGCTGTTTGGATTGTCCATCAGGCTTGTGGCCACTCCGCCATAGTGGACCATCGGAGCTTGATTTGTGCAGATCTCTTTGTATCCGAGCAGCTTGGATCGGTAGTGAGAGTCATTGTCTTCATACCATGCAGGGATAAAATTCTCATCGAAGAAGCCGACCTTCTCGAAGAAGTCTCGAGCGATCAGGAAGCATGAGAAGTTTGGATGCTCGCTCCATGTGGCAGGAGTACCTTCAGCCAGCGAGTAGCTCAGAATGTCTTCAGGATTTGCAAGCTCCAGCATTATATTGTTTGGTGTAACCATCACAACATTCTCGCTCTCATTGAGCTCTTGGTGTACTCGGACCATTGCATCGATACAATCAGGACTGAATAAGATGTCATCATTGCAGAGCATGGCATAGTCACAGCCATCCTTGAATGCCTGCAGAGCCATTTGATTCCAGGTCTGAGAGAGCGGTCGATTCAATCTCCACTGATCAAACATGTAGAGATTCCACTCATGCGATGTCTTGATACTATGGACCGACTCAGCGAATCCCTTGAAGTTATTGAGCACAGAGAATCCGATCCCGATCTTGATCGGCTTCTTTGGACTCATAGCTTTGAGCTCTTCTTTTGTTGGTAGATCATATGGATCTTGCATGACTAGCACCTCCCTCTGTACTGTTCGTCTGATGTTGGCTTGATATCACTCCTCACGAAGAAGCAATCATTGTGCTCATAGATCGGAGAGTCCAGTGTGAAGCCTCGTGATTTGAGCCAGGCTGCTACCTCAGCTCCTGGAGTTTCGCCTTTGTATACAGGCGTGACTGATAATTCGATGCATAGGTATTTGAATTGCTTCAGCCATTTACCCATGCCGAGCAGGATCTCCATCTCATTGCCCTGTGTGTCGAGCTGCAGTGTGTCATATTGACTGAGATCAATCAGTCGCTTCTGACCACGAGAGTCCACATAGAATTGATTATTCATCTGCTTGGCCCATTTGTCGAAGCGGACCAGCTCGATCTCTTCAGTGCCGACTATGGCAGCCTGGCCTTGATTCCAGTTCTTCAGGACTTCAGGATGATCCCATTCAGTCTCTAGTATTGATGAGCCCTTGCCATCTATTGCTGTGACCTGCAGATCGGCCATCCTGTTTGTGTCATGGAGGCCGAGCTTGAAGACATGAGCCTTGTCACCATACCGCTCATCCAGAATATCGAATGCTGACTGCAGTGGCTCGAAGCCGATCAGGTGATCGATACCCATGCGGATGAAGTTTTCAATCTCTTCCCCATCATTTGCTCCAGCCTGTACTACACCATTGAGGTCGAATCCTTGAGTCGTAAAATGTGAGAGCTTATTCCGCTCCTCTGCTTCATAGAATCCTGGTAGATCACGCTTCATTCGACCACTCCATCTTTGCTATTCCACCAGCGGAATGTCACTGGAGGCAGCTCTGGAATCTTCTCACCGAGCTTCAGCGATTTGAATGTCTTGGATGTCAGCACGATGGCAAACACCTGGCGATTAGAATCATAATAGACATGGTGGAATTGAGTATCTTCAGGCAGGTGGCCTTCCTGGATCACCCATCGCTGGCTTGTCATGAAGCGGACCATTGCTTCAGGATGCATCCACAGCAGAGCTTGCCTGCTCATGTCTGGAGTCTTTGCTATGTCTTTTGATCGGCCGAGAATACTCATGCTGCTATCACCTCCTCAAGTGCTTTTGATTCTGCTTCCTCATGCTCAAGCCTATGGACCATCACGGTCAGTCGCTCATCGGCCATGACTGCAGTGTATCCGAGCTTCTCATATAATCGCCTCGCTCCCTCGTTTGTGTTGAGTACATCGAGCCAGGCTTCTTCGGAGCGGAGATCTTCATGGATCATGAGAGTCATTTGCTCGAATAAGAAGTACCCTGCACCTTGACCCCTTGCTTCCTCTTTGAGTCCACCAGATACCCACCAGCGACCATCACGCTTGCTGATCAGCCCATATCCGATTGTCTGATCCTCATTCTTGACCAGGTATCCGAAGAGCTCACCCCTCTCCCGAGCTGGAAGATATGTCTCCCGATACCATTCTGCTTGCTGAGCAGGCAGGATCTCGGCTGTATTGTGAGTCATGAATTCTCGGACCTCATTGCGAATATCCATCATGTCGAAGGCTTGTGATGCCGACTCCATTTCATGCAAGATGTGTGACATTGTAGCCCTCCCTGATTATCGCTGGCAGCCAGTGCTTCTGATCTCGGTATTCCTTCAGGTATCTATGCTCAGCTATCAGGTACATCTGAGTCTCAGGATTGCCACAAGGAATATTCCGCTCATCGAGAGCCTCTGCTGCAATGTCTGTAGAGCCATTGTCTCGCCATGCAATACCACGATCATCCAGGAATTTTATGCAATCATTGCGGTATCGCTCATTGCCAGTAGTAGTCATGCCACCGATGTGATCATTATCACTACCCATTGTGATGACATGGTATCCAGCCTCGATAGTTCTGATCGGCCAGATGCGGTCATAAAAATGTGCAAGGGTAATGTCTTCCCACTTCTCATCCTCTCGGACCAGGTGAGGTATGACATTTCTTCTGAATAACATGAAGAGTGAATCAAGCACGATCGCTGGCTCGATGCCTTCGATCCGCTTGCCTGCAGATGGATCTTGACCCTTCCAGGTCTGAGCTCCGACCTGTACTTCTCGGCCCATAAAGTTGCATACTGTGTGGCCACCACGACCACCACGCTCATCGACTTCACGAGATCCACACAGCCCGATCAATCCGAGCTGAGGATCTTGCTCGAATGCCTGCAGCATCCTTCGATCCCAGCCTTGCTCATAGAGCATCAGATCATTGTGCATAAGTCCGATGAATTCCTCATCAGGATATTGATCAAATAATTGTTTCAGTGGTTGGTAGTATCCGATATTCTCTTTGTTGGATATCAGGCCGACCTTGTATCCATTGATCTCTTTGCAGATCTCGAATGGCTTATCACAGTTGTATGGAGTCTCTGAAGCGTTGTCAATGATGACAGGCTTTGTCGATGCCATGACTGCATTCTTTGTGAGGTGGTCCAGTGCCACCTTTGAGAGCTCGTGGCCCTCTACTACTGGAAGTCCGATGATCATTTCCATACCGCCTTTTTGAAGTGCATCCAGCGAGTGAGTGGCTGAGGGTATGTCCGATGATGCTTCTTCCATTCATCGACAGCCCTGACTCTCTCTATGGATATCATTATTGCTAGGCTCAGAGCCTTTGTCTTTCGCTTGCCTTTGTGATCGATGCAGTAATTCACATACTTGATACCACGCTCGAGCAATCGCTTGAGCTCTTCCTGGCTCTCAGGGAATTGATCTGCATTCATACCATCATGCTTGCTCATGACTTCTTCCCTTGCTTCTGAGCAAACTTATTGCACACCCCTGCTACATGATCGAGCTCTTCTATACTGAGCCCCCAGTGGACAGGGATGCACACCATTCTATCTGCAAAATATGCAACACCGTCAAGACCCTTGCGAGCGAATGGCTTGAATACTGAGTACTCGTCATTCCGCCTGTGGACCTGTGACACCATCACACCATTGTCAGTAGCATATTGCTTGAATGCATCTCGGCTCTTCTGGTCAGGTAGGATAAGAGTGTAGAGCCACCATGCTGATTTGCGATCATCGCCTTCAGATTGTCGGACAAAATATGTATCCAGTTTTGAATCATAATATTGTGCATTGTTTCGGTGAGCCTGCAGTACTGTGGCCACATGGTCCATCTGAGTGATGCCGATTGTAGCATTGAGATCATTCATGTGGAATTTGTATCCCCATTCCTCAATGTCTTCTGAGATCCGAGAATCAAGTGAGTCGATATCACGAGCGATACCGAACCACCTGAGATTCCGAGCTCGCTTGTAGTCTGCAGGATCTTTGCATGTCAGGATGCCACCATCACCAGTCGTGATGTGTTTAATCGCCTGAAGACTGAAGCAGGTGAAGTCAGCTATTGTGCCGACCTTCTGGCCTTTGTATTCAGCTCCGAAGGCATGAGCAGCATCCTCGATCACTTTGAGATCATGAGCTCTCGCAATGCTCACGATCTGATCGAGGTCTGCAGGCATGCCTCCCCAGTCTACAAATAAGATGGCCTTTGTTTGTTTTGTGATTAGCTTCTCGATTGATTCTGCATTTATGTTGCCACTCACAGGATCAATATCAGCGAAGACTAGCTTGCCTCCGAGAGATAATACAGGAAGATTAGTGGCCGAGCAAGTCATGGCTGTAGTGATCACTTCATCACCAGGCCCGATGCCAGCAAGTCTCATGGCCAGAGTCAATGCAGATGTACCGCTATTGAGTGTCACTACATGATCTGTGCCGAAGAAGTCTCTGAGCCTCCCTTCAAATTCCTCCACCTTTGGACCTTGTGTGATGTAGCCACTATGAAGAGTCTTCAGTAGTGGCTCATCGATTGTCTGTGGTGTGTGTGTTTTGAAGAGTGGAATCATGACTATATCTTCTCTGAGTCATCCTCTGGATTAGTGATAGCTCCTTCAGTGATTGCAAATAGTGCAGCTTCTGATGCAGCATTCTTGACAGCAGATAATGTGACCAGGCTCGGATCGATGATGCCAGCCTTGAATGCATCCACTACCTCTCCTGTGTAGAAGTCGATGGTCAAGCTCTTATCAGCCAGAATCTTCTCTAGGTCAGCCTTGTCGAGCTCTAGGCCACTATTAGCAGCCATCTGCTTGATAGGCTCGAAGCAAGCCTTCACGACTGCAGCCAGGCCGAATGCCTCCTCTGTGCTGAGTCCATCAGACTTGACCTTTGATGCTGCACGATAGAGAGCAGCTCCACCACCAGCGATGATGCCATTTGCAAGAGCAGCCTTTGATGCATTGATCGCATCCTCGACTCGGAGCTTCCGCTCATCTCGCTCCGCTTCACCGACACCACCGACTCGGATCACACCGACACCAGACTGCAGGCGAGCAATACGCTCATCAATATTGTTTTTCTCAAATGCTTGCTTGCTGTTGGCCTTCTGTGCCTGTAGCTCTTTGATTCGCTCTGCAGTTTCACCAGCACCACCCATGATTGATGTACGATCTCGGCTGGCGATCACTCGCTCAGCGTGGCCGAAGTCATCAGGATTGTATGTGTCTGCAGGATTCTGTGGATTGTTAGGCAAGCGATTGCCCTCATCACGAGCGAAGAATTTTGCACCAGTAGCCTCAGCCATATCACGGAGCACCGCCTGGCCTTGCTCACCGAGAGCCTGGACCTTGATCGGAATAAGTGTGAATTTGCCCTGAGCCTTATTGATAGCACATGCAGCCATTGCTTCACCTGTCACTGAGTTGGCTATCAGGACACCTGCTTTGTGGCCCATGTTGGCAATGACTTCCATCAAGCGGACTATCTCAAGCCCATTCGTGAAGTCGTGGTCGGTCACGAAGATCGGCACATCAGTGACATCGGCTTCCTGGCGAGCAGCATTCGTGATGAATACTGGAAGCTGAATGCCTCCACGAAGCTCAATGCCTTCAGCGATTCGACTGGTAGTCTCTTCACCTTCACCATCTTCGATTGTCACGACACCATTTGAGCCCACCTTGTGGACAGCTTCAGCGACTAGCTTGCCGACTTCAGGATCGCCACATGATATTGTGGCCACATTGATGAGAGCTTCGAGATCTTTGGTCTCCACGATCTCATCCTTCAATGCTTCGACTACAGCTTCTGCAGCCTTCTCGACACCACGCCTGAGCAGCACTGGATCAGCATCATTGTTGATCTGCTGCAGGACATGAGTGGTCATAGCTTGAAGCAGGAGAGTGACTGTAGTAGTGCCATCGCCAGCGACATCATTTGTCTTGTTGGCTGCAGCCTTCACAGTCTCTACACCGATCTCTTGGAATGGCTTGTCTTTTGGAGCATGCAATTCCCGAGCTATGGTGACACCATCATTTGTGTTGAGTGGTGGTCGGTATGGATCAGTCTTGAGTACAATATTTCGGCCTCGTGGTCCGAGCGTGGTCTTCACCACATTTGCCACTAGATCGATTCCTGCCTTCACTTCCGATCGAGCATCCGATCCAGTCTTGATTTTTGTACTCATGATTTTGCCTCCGTTACCTTTGCTATGATGTCTGATTCGGTGATGGAGGTCAGGAGATCACCATTCACATATAGTGATGAATATTCTCCTGGACTTAAAAGCACCAGCTCATCTGCAGCATATGCAGCATCGGCTGGGGCGTGAATGATTCGGTAGATAGCACCATTGCGGTCGCTAGATCCACCAGTATCGAATTGTGATTTTGTTTCGGACTCGACCTTTTTGGCCAAAATATTAGAGTCCACCATTTGTATTTGATACATCGACTGCACCTCCTTCGTATCAATTTTGATTGTAGCACAAGCACTTTTGTGGATGCAACAACAAACATTATTGAATTAGTTATTGTGTAGTAATTAGCATACTATAAGCAATACTATAGAGCACTCCCCTACCCCTCCCCTGTTTCGCCTTGAAAAACATTTTACCCCTGTTGTGTCAAATTTATTTTGTAATATGGTAGGGCAGGGGAGTGGTCAATGTTCGTTATTTGTTCGGACTATTGCGACCTCTGTACGAGGATTCTTCCTATCTAGTAGCACCCTTGATCCATCGTGGCCGATAATGATATTGAAGTTGTCATCCTTCAGGATCTCCATCTTCACTAGGGTATCCTGGATTCCTTCGTATAAAGCAGATAGATCTACCACCCTCAATGTCTGCATAAAAAATTTGCACACAAGGAGCACTGGATAATCTATCGGCTCATCAGGTCTTCTCTGCAGGGCTAGCTCATCCATCGCATTATTCACCCATGCTCGGTACTGTGGAGAGTAGACCACGATCGGTCTACCATTCCTCCACACTACCTTTTGAGTATTCTTCTTCACGATCGGATTGCCAGTGATCGTATAGCTCAGCATTATTCGACAGCCCTGATCATCCAGAAGTATGCACAGAAGATCAGCAGCTCTCCGAAGATTGCGATTGCCATATATAGATGCTCATGGAATAGCCAGAAGATCAGTATGAGATACAGACCATAGACTGAAGCCAGAGCAAGTGCCATCATCACGATGGCCCATGCGATAGTTTTGAGTATTGTTTTCATTTTGTTTTGCACCCTCCTCGATGACTGCTCTATGCAGCCACCTCTTCTTTTAATGAGTGTAGTTTGAAGAAGACATCCTTGCAAGCTCGGACATCTACCATCGCATCGTGAGCACCTTCAATCCCATATCCCATGAAGTGAATGTGAGCTTCCTCCAGGCGTGGATTCTTGAATTCCTGAGTGATACCCTTGTCCTTGAAGAATGAAGCCTGAGCTTCGCTGAGTGGCAGCTTCATGATGTCTCGGGTATTGAGCATGGTACAGAAGACCTTCGACTCAGCCTCTTTGTAGATCTCATTCCAGACAGCCACTGCAGTCGGATCATTGTGGATGTTCGTATAGTAATCGATCTCGCATGTCAGCAGGTCCATGTCAAACTCCGCATTGTGAGCCACGACAGTATCTGCCTGCTCCATCATTGCGAAGAATGCACTGAGCCCCATGTACCGATCGACACCATACTTCTTCACGAATTCAGTGCTGAAGCCATGCACATTGCTGGCCTCGACTGGTATATTCACGAAGCCTTCTGGCTGCAAGAGCAGATTCAATTCACCCACCACCTTGCCTTCATTGTCTGTGAGCATTGCTCCGATCTGGACTATTCGTGGAATGAATCCACCCTTCCGAATGCCAGTAGTCTCTGTGTCAAAAAATAGGATCATATAATTCCCTCGTCTATGTTTGTGAATCTTGGAGGGGAGCAGACACCTCCGACCGCTCCCCAGTACCTCGCATGAGTCTCTCAAATTGTTACGCTTCTTCAGCTTCAGCGATCAGCCCGAGTACGATGTCTCCGAGCTTGGCCTTTGCCGAATGAATGCCAGCGTAGTTTTCACTGACTCGCTTCCATCGGCCATTGCCTTGTCGCTGCTGCACATAGAATTCTGTGTCACCCCATGATTCCTCTTCACGCTGGATTCGGAATGTAGGGATTGTGATCTCAGTGATCTTTGCCATGTGTTTGCACCTCCATTTTATTTATACCCTCCACCTGCTCGACCTGCAGGCTGACTTCAAACTCTCTCCAGGATCTGCAGATGCTCGAATGGAATGATCACCAGCATTGTGCCTTTGACCATCTGCTTCTCGAAGTCGAGCTCCTGCAGTAGTTTGCCATCAAAATAATAATGGTCTGGTATCGATAATTCACCATCGGATTTGCGGACATAGGTGAAGTGTATCTCATTGTGGTATGTGATCCGCTTGGCATCCAGGCCGACCATCTTCTTCCCGCCATTCCAGATCGGAGCTCGGATCTTGAAGAGGTTGCA